TGCACCTCTTTATCAACGATGGTTCCAAGATTATGCACGAACTTCTGGGAGTAGGGTTAATTATCAGTCCGTTGGTTCTGGTGCTGGTGTTCGTCAATTCCTTGCGGGCACAGTTGACTTCGCAGCAAGCGACGAACCAATCAAACCCTCCGAAGCAGCAAAAGTAAAGCGTGGTGTCGTTCAGATTCCTATGGTGGGTGGAACGATTGCTGTTGCCTATAATAAACCTGGATGCTCTCTGAAACTTACTCAGAAGCAAACTGTAGACATCTTTGCTGGTCGTATTAAGGACTGGAACCAACTTCCCAACTGTGGTAATGGTCCTATTCGGGTTGTTCATCGTTCTGATGGTTCTGGAACTACTTTTGCATTCACTAACTCTCTGGAAGCATTCGGTGGTTGGACTTATGGTGCAGCAAAGGCAGTCAACTGGCCTGTGGGTGTTGGTGGTAAGGGTAATGAAGGTGTTTCTGGAACCATTCGTAACACTCCTGGTTCTATCGGTTATGTGAATACTGGATTTGTAAAAGCAAACAAACTCCAGGCAGCAGCAATCCAGAACAAGGCAGGTAAGTTTGTTCTTCCTTCTGCTACCTCTGGTGCTGCTGCTCTGAACAGTATTGCACTTGATAGCAACCTCGCTGGTGAGAATCCTAATCCTTCTGGTGCTGGTGCATATCCTATCTCTACTCTGACTTGGGTTCTTGCCTATAAGACTGGTAATGGTGCAAAAACATCTGACATTCGTGGTGCTCTGAATTATGCTCTTAGCACAAAAGCACAGATGATTGCTGATGATCTAGGTTATGTTCCTCTTGCAGGTTCAGTTCTCAACAAAGCGCGAATTGCTGTGAACCGTATCGGAAACTGATATACATAATTGGAGTTGGAAACAACTCCTTTTTTAATATCATAAACTTATGAAAATTAATCTTTGGCACTGTAAAGATATGAAGCAGTGGCGTTGGACCCTTACAGACGATCATCGACCTATAATACGTCAAGAGTCAGGTCAAAGGGAAAATCTTAGAGATGCTATGAATGATATAGCAAATACTGTTGAATATCTTATGGGTAAATGGTAGTTATAAATATTTAAAAAAATGTGGCGTAATGGAGAAGTTATACAAATTACTGAGTGACGCTCAAGCGTCACTTTTTGTCTTATTTCATAAAACATGGGTATTTCATTGGAATGTGGTTGGGGAAGATTTTACTCAGTTACATCAATTATTTGGAGGGCAGTATGAGACTATGTTTGAAGAGATTGATCGTCTCTCCGAACACATGAGATATTTGAATATCAAACCGTTAAGTTCTCTTTCTAGAATGCTTGAGGTGACTCAAATTAAGGAAGCAGCAAGTTCTACCACAGCAGATAAAATGCTTTCGGAACTTCTTGAAAATAATGAGAAGTTCTGTGAGATGTTAGGTGAAGCATCTGAGGAAGCAGAGGCACAAAAGCAATATGCAACCGCAAATTTAGTTCAAGATTTGATGGAGTCTCATGGTAAATTTATTTGGATGCTAAGATCACATATTAAATAAAATATTTTAATTCTTTGTAAAATGGAAAACATAAAGATTAGATGTCGCTCCTGTGGAAAGGAGATGGAAGGGCATCCTACTAAAACAATTACATGCGGTTGTCCCAATATGGCAACAATTCGCGGAGATAGGATCTCTGCGCTTGACTTATCTCAGATTATTATGCTAAACTCTATACATACAAAATCAAAATCTACAGTTCTTACTAATGAAGATATTCAATGGCAAGAAGCGAGGCGTCAACGTAAAGTAAGACGTTTAGATTTTGAAGTCCGTTAAGGACTCCTTTTGGAAAGGTGGTCGAGTGGTTTATGGCAGCGGTCTTGAAAACCGCCGAGGTTAGTATCCTCCGTGGGTTCAAATCCCACCCTTTCCGTTTTAAGTTAAGTTACAAATTTAAGATTGTCTTCAGCACTTTCTTCAATTCGACACATAGTTGACAAAGTTGAATTACTCACTAGCATAACTAGTAGTATTCGACTTAAAACCTATGGATCAGCACACCTATGATAATTGGGTGAAGATCAAAGAGACTTTTGAAGCCTCTGGAAATTTAGATAACATGTTCTATAAAAGAGCAGTTGAAATTGTAAAGACTCGTAGAGATCCCCTGGCAAAATTTCTTGGAGATGAGAAATGATGCACGAACAAGAAGAGTTTATTACACGTTTTGAAGTTCAGGAGATGATCGATGCAGCAATACGACGACACAACCGTAATGCTTCTATCATTAGTATGTGCGTCGGTTGGGTGGTTCTTGCTTTATTTGCTGAGGGATTACTGAGACTTATTGGAGTTATTCCTCCTCTACTTCCTTTTCTCAAAATTACTTTAAATTAGGAAATGAATAAGACAATCTATAATGCACTCACTATCTTTGGATTAATTGGATTATTGGTTATTTGGTCTCTCAATCATGCTTTTGTAAGATGATAAAGTTTGTAGAATTTGTTTTAACAAATCAAGTTTGCTTGTTTATAATCGGGTGCCTCTTGACAATCGCCCCAGCTATGGGTATAATGTTTATACACCGAACTAAATAACGGTGTAACGGGGTGTAGCTCAGTTTGGTAGAGCGCCGTCTTTGGGAGGCGGATGTCGTAGGTTCGAATCCTGTCACCCCGATTGCCAGTTTCTCAACTGGCACTCTTGACATAAAACTCTTCAACCCTTATAATACTAGAGCAAACAAAACAAAACCATGTCTCTGATTACGAAATTCAAGAAAGATGTCAGCACTCTTCGTTCTGCCGCTGACGGTGAATTCTACCTTGATGTAAAGAATCCGAAACTTTATAAAAAGGTGCGCCGCTTTTATGAAAATGAAGGTGTAGTGTTCTCTGGTGATCCTCTTGATGACTATGAGATTCTAATGGAATATGTTGCACAGGATCTTGAAACCGTTGAGGTTGCCTGATGAAAGTTGTTAGGAAACCTAATGTTCTTCTTGAACGCTTTCCTTATCGTTATGTTGAGGTTGGCACATTAGAAATTAATGGAAAACCTGATTATCGCATTCAAAAAGTCGATTCTTATACAGGTAGATATAAAGATATGTACCTTTTGGATAATGAAATGCAATTAATGACTGCTATGGAAGATCACGATTATACTTGTTGGTTAGATCCTGATGGTGTTCCTGCTTATGTAAAGGGTGATTGATTAAATAGTCTCGGGATGACTATAAAAGCGCACTGGTCGGGAGCAAACCCCTTATGTCTAAAACAAGTATCCTAAGATATCTTGGGAACTTTCTCCTTATGATTGGTTATCAAACTATGTTGTGGGGAGATTTTAAGTATGGTTTATTGGTGAAAGTTATTGGAGGATTACTTACAGTACCTTTTGCAATTAAACTTAAATTGTGGGATGTACTATTCTTATGTGCATTTTTTGGTATTTCCGAGATATCAAAAGTAATCCAACTTTTCCTAGTTTCTTAAAACTAGGTGGTGGAGTCAAACATGACCCAAATTATACACATTACACGCACAGAGGTAAATTATGACACCTTATGAACTTCGTTTTAAAATTTTTGAGCAAGCACAAACTCTTGCAGATCAAGAATATCATACGCGATTTGCATATGTAGATCGTAAAAAAGAACTTGATCCTACATTTAATGAAGATTATCCTCAATATCCAACTTATGGATATATTGAGAATCTTGCAAATAAAATTAATAATTTTGTAAGTTGTAAATAGGTTTCCAATTTTTCCTTCAAAAAATTGGTGGTGCGGATGGGACTCTCTCCCGCCTGGTTTCCAATTTCCAGTCAAAGAATTGGTGGCGAGCCTGAGCACATAAAGGTGGGTTGCATAAACCCACCTTTTTTAGTATAATGGTAAAAAATATTTGCTTTATGAAGACGGCATTAATTACTGGTATTACGGGGCAAGATGGATCTTATCTTGCTGAACTTCTTCTGGAGAAAGGGTATGAAGTTCATGGTATTGTTCGTAGAAGTTCTCTCATAAATACACACCGAATTAATCATATATTTGATAGACTCAATCTTCATTATGGGGATCTTACAGATTCTACAAATCTTGTGAGAGTTATTCAACATGTTCAACCTGATGAAATTTATAATCTTGGTGCCCAAAGTCATGTAAAAGTATCATTTGAAATGCCTGAATATACTGGCATGGTTGATGGTTTAGGAACTCTTCGCATCCTTGAAGCAGTTCGTCTTTTGGGGATGGAGAATAAAACCAGAATATATCAGGCATCTACATCCGAAATGTATGGTAAAGTAGTTGAAATTCCTCAAAAAGAAACAACACCCTTTTATCCTCGTTCGCCTTATGGAGTTGCAAAAGTATATGGATACTGGATCATCAAAAACTACCGAGAGTCTTATGGATTACATGCAAGTTCTGGAATTCTTTTCAATCACGAATCCCCTAGAAGAGGAGAAACTTTTGTCACAAGAAAAATCACTAGAGGACTATCATCTATTTCAGTTGGGGAACAAGATATACTATATCTCGGCAACCTGAACGCAAAACGCGACTGGGGGCACGCTAAGGACTTTGTGGAGGCAATGTGGTTGATGCTGCAACAGGATGAACCTGATGACTATGTAATTGCCACAGGGGAGCAGTATTCGGTGCGTGAGTTTGTTGAGGTAGCAGCACCATACTTTGGAATGAATATTGTGTGGGAAGGTGAAGGAGTTGGTGAGGTTGGTATTGATAAGAATACTAAAAGAACAGTTATTAAAGTGAGTCCTAAATATTTTAGACCTGCTGAAGTAGAAACCTTATTAGGTGATGCCACTAAGGCAAAAGAAAAATTAGGTTGGGAACCTAAGTTTTCCTTCAAACAATTAGTTGAGGATATGTGCATTTATGGACAGTGATTCTAGGGTATTAGTTGCTGGTGCCAACGGAATGGTTGGATCAGCAATTGTGAGAAACCTTGAGAGTAAAGGTTATAATCATATAATCAGAGGAATTAGGACATCTGTAGATTTTACAGATCAAGAAGCAACCGATACTTTCTTTCGTCTTAGGAAACCTGAATATGTGTTTGTTGCCGCTGCCAAAGTTGGTGGCATTATGGCAAACAATAACTATAAGGCAGATTTTCTAACTCAAAATATTCGCATTCAAACGAATATTATTGAGTCTGCTAATCGTTGGAATGTTAAAAAACTTTTGTTTCTCGGTTCTTCTTGCATCTATCCTAAGTTTGCAACTCAACCTATTACAGAAGATCAGTTGATGACTGGTGCTCTGGAACCTACAAATGATGCTTATGCGATTGCTAAGATCGCTGGTATTATGATGTGCCAAGCCTATCGCCAGCAGCACGGGTTTAATGCCATCTCGCTGATGCCTACGAACCTTTATGGTCCAAATGATAACTTCGATCTGCAAACATCACACGTTCTTCCAGCGATGATTGCAAAGTTCCATGCTGCTCTAGGTCATAGTAAGTATTGGGAAGTTAAACTTTGGGGTGATGGATCTGCAATGAGAGAGTTTCTCCATGTAGATGATCTTGCAGAGGCATGTTACGTTTGTATGCAACATTATAATGATGTGGAGCATATTAATGTTGGGACTGGTGAGGATGTAACAATTAAACAACTTGCAGAAACTATTGCTGATGTTGTTGGTTATAATCGTGATATTAATTGGGATACCTCAAAACCAAACGGAACTCCCAGAAAGGTATTAAATGTAGATAAAATTAAATCACTTGGTTGGGAACCTAAGATTGGTCTCCGTGAAGGGATTGAAAAGACGTATCAGTGGTATAAAGAACATGCTTTCATTTAATCATTTAGGTAATTTAGGCAGACTTGGAAACCAAATGTTCCAGTATGCTACACTGAAAGGTATAGCACGAAATAGGGGATATGATTTTTCTATTCCTCCAAGGGAAATGTTTGGAAAAGTAGATCCTGTTGTAGATAAATCTGATTTAATTATCTACGATGTTTTTGATATTCAATCAAAGAATATAACTGGATTAATTCCAAATCCTAGATTGCCTGAAAGAATGCATAATTTTGATAGAGAACTCTTTATCAACTGTCCTGATAATATAGATCTTTTTGGATATTATCAAACTGAAAAGTATTTCAAGCATATTGAAGATGAAATTCGTGAAGATTTTACTTTTAATTCTGAACTGACAGAAAACTGTAAAGAATTTGTAAAAGATTGTGCCGATGGGCGAGAAGTTATTTCCTTACATATTCGTAGGGGAGATTACGTAACTAATCCAAATCATCCAGTTCAGACTTTAGAATATTATAAACAAGCATTAGATAAACTTCCAAATGATTGTTTAGTTCTTATTTTTTCTGATGATTTTGAGTGGTGTAACGAACAAAAACTATTTGAAGACGATAGGTTTTTAATTTCACAGAATAGTTCATCTGATGCTGATATGTGTATGATGACATTCTGTGATTATCATATCATCGCAAATAGTTCGTTTAGTTGGTGGGGTGCCTGGTTGGCAAAGAGTAAAAAAGTAATCGCACCAAAAAATTGGTTTGGTGGTGAGTGTGCTAATAAGAGTATTGAGGATTTTTCTTTCGATAATTTTGAATTCATATAGGTGAAAATAAATGGATAACTACGTTGAATTTAAAGGTATTAAATATCCAGCATTTCAATCGACGGGAAATGCTTCCCAATTTGCTATTCCTTTTGCTAAGTATTTTTGTAAGGGAAATGGATTGGATATTGGTTGCATGAAACCTGAATGGTCTTTTCCTGGAGCAAAATGTATTGATATTGATTTTGATGATCCTTGGGATGCATTTAATCTTCCAGATGAAAAGTATGATTATATTTTTTCGAGTCACTGTCTGGAACATTTAAATGACTGGGTTGGTGCTTTAGATTATTGGGGAGAGCACCTTAAAGAAGGTGGAACGTTATTTTTATATCTTCCCCATTATGATCAAGAATATTGGAGACCTTGGAATAATAGAAAACATCTCCATGCATTTCTGCCAAAAGTTATTATTGATTATTTGACTGATAGGGGATATGGGAATATATTTCATAGTGAACGAGATTTAAACCATTCTTTTATGGTTACTGCTGAAAAAATTAAATATAGGGGAATATAATAATGCTTGAAAATTATTCAATAAATGATGATGGGGTTATCTATCAAATCAATCCAAATCCAATTAGTTATACTTTTGAGTATTCTGTTGCATATGATAGATATGGTGAAATGTCTAACTATATGTCTCATCTTAGATTGGGATACATAGTTGGATCTATTAATCATATTCCAGAGAGTATTTTAGATGTTGGATATGGTAATGGGTCTTTTTTAAAGACCTGTTCAAAAATTATTCCCAAATGTTATGGTAATGATATTAGTGGATATAAAATTCCACAGAACTGCATATTTGTAGATGATATTAAATCTCAATTTTTTGAAGTGATTACTTTTTTTGATTCTTTAGAGCATTTTTCTGATATTGAATTTGTTAGAGAATTAAATTGTAAGTACGTTTGTATTTCTGTTCCATGGTGTCATTATCATAATGATGAATGGTTTAAGAATTGGAAACATAGACGAATAAACGAACATCTTTTCCATTTTAATGAAAAATCTCTTTCTGTGTTTATGAAGAGAATGGGTTTTAGTAATATATCTTATGCACCTATTGAGGATGTGATTAGGCAGGGTAAGGAAGATGAAAAAAATATTTTAACTGCGATTTTCCAGAAAGACTAACTATGAAACTAATTTTTGTTAATGGGTGCTTTGATGTTATTCATAGAGGACATATTGAATTGTTTAAGTATTCTAGATCTTTGGGTGATAGTCTTGTAGTGGCTATTGATAGTGATGAAAGAGTTAAAATGATGAAGGGATATGAACGACCTTTTAACAATCAAGATGATAGAAAATTTCTACTTGAATCTATTCGATACATTGATGATGTTCAAATTTTTAATAATGAAACTGAACTTGAAAATTTGACATTTAAATATAAACCATATATAATGGTTGTTGGATCAGATTGGAAAGGAAAGAACATTGTTGGATCGCAACATGCAAAGCAAATCAAATTCTTTGAAAGAATTGGAAAATATTCAACAACAAATATCCTTCAAAATTCTTTTGATAGGTGAATCATGTCAAGACATTTATCATTACGGAGTTTGCAATAGATTATGCTCTGAAGCTCCTGTACCAGTGTTTGATTATAGGGCGCAGGAAATACGACCAGGAATGGCAGCAAATGTTAGAGAAAATCTTTTAGCATTTGGATTAAGTGTTGATTTTATTACTAATGATTCTAATCAATTAATTAAGAGAAGATTTATTGATACTAAATCAAATCAATTACTTTTAAGAGAAGATATAGGGCATGAGGTTGGAGAAATACAAATTCCAGATTGTAAAAAGTATGATGCTATTGTCATATCTGACTACAATAAGGGTTTATTAAATATTTCTCAAATTAAAGAAATTTGTGAAAATTTTCAAGGACCAATATTTGTAGATAGTAAAAATCCTAGACTTCAACATTTTAAAAATTCAATTATTAAAATTAATAATTACGAAGAAGAAAAAATAAAAAACTTTCCTAAAAACTGTGAACTAATAGTCACAATGGGTAAAAATGGAGCAAAGTGGAAAAATAAAATTTTCCCTACACCTCAAGTTGATGTTTTTGATGTCACTGGTGCTGGAGATGTGTTTCTGGCATCTCTTTGTTTTTTTAATCTACTGACAAATAATTTAGAAAAATCTATTTCAAATGCAGTATACTTAGCTTCAAAATCAGTTCAGCATATGGGAGTATATGTATTGTCTAAAGAAGATATATCTGAGGTTCTACTATGATTTTTGTAATTGATATTGATGGAACTATTTGTAGTAGTGGCAATGACTATGAAAATAGTATTCCAAGATATGATAGAATTGAAAAAATAAATGAACTATATGATAGTGGAAACACAATTAAATATCTAACTGCCCGTGGAATGGGTAGGTATAAAGATTCAAGAATGATGGCGCATAAAGAATTTTATGATCTAACTTACAATCAATTGAAATCTTGGGGGTGCAAATTTCACCAGTTGATCATGGGTAAACCATCTGGAGATATATACATAGACGATAAAGGAATGAGTGATAATGACTTCTTCAATAAAATTTGTCCCTAAAGGGTGGGGATTTGAAAAGTGGATTGTAAATAATGAAGAGTATTGTGGAAAACTTCTTTATTTTGTTAAAGATGGAAAATGCTCATGGCATTATCATAAATTAAAAGATGAAACTTTTTATATTCAGAGTGGTAAAATACTTTTAAAATATTCTGTGACTGATGCTCCCATGTTTGAAAAAATAATGTGTCCTGGTGATGTGTTTCATGTTTATAGAGGATTACGTCATCAAATGATTGCTTTAGAAGACACTGAACTTTTCGAGTTTTCTACGCAACATTTTGATGAAGATAGTTATAGGATTGATTTATAATGACTGTTATTTTTGGACAACCTTGGGGGGGATTGGGAGACAATCTTCAATTTACGACACTTCCTCGTCTATATTCTGAAATTGGCGAAGAATTTTATCTCAGCATTCATAATAGATATAGAAATTCTGAAATATATGAGTTTTGTTGGAGGGATAATCCATATGTTCGTGGAATGTTGAATGAATATCCAACAATAGGTGCTTCATCTCCAGATATCACTAAAGGAACTACAAACAATATTGTTTCTGCGGCAGAAATTAGGCATGGATTTTCTGGAGAAGGTAGATATCCTGAAATTTATTATGATGCTAAGATAGTAGAAGATATGGAGGATAAGATCTTAGTTGATCTTTCGGCTTATACTTTAATTAATAATGGTTTGGATAAATTTTATAATGTTGATTCTTTATTTGACCTTGTTGATGGAAGTATTCCGAGGGAAAATGTTAGGTTTATAACTTTCAAGAATGTTGATATTTCTTATCTATCTGGTGGATTTGATTTTGAAAATCAAGAAATTGAAATTGAAAGTATCTTTCAGTATGCTGATTTAATTCATAGTTGTAAAGAATATTATTGTCTATATTCTGGTGGTAGTTGTATGGCTGCTGCGATTAAAAATAAATGTAATTCTAAGGTTAAAATTAACTGTTTTCTATATGGGACAGTTCAGGAGCACCTTGACAAAGCGTTCTTTATATTTGATAATATTAATTATATCGAGGTTGTTTGATGAAAATTTGTTTACTTACTATTGCAACAAACAAATACATACAGTTTGTTGAACCACTATATGAAACGGTTGCAAAATATTTTCCAGAAGAATGGGAAATTAACTGTGTAATTTTTACCGATCATGAAGTAGAAACTTCTGATAATGTTCGGATATGTAATATCGGACATGAACCCTGGCCGATGCCAACTCTGAAGAGATATAATTACTTTGTCAAAGAGAAAGATTTTATCTTGGAGCATGATTATTGTTTCTATTTGGATGCTGATATGAGAATTGATGCTCCAGTTGGAGAAGAAATTCTTGGAGATCTGGTTGCAACTATTCATCCATATAAGTTCATGGAAAGTCCAGAGCAATTTACCTATGAGCGTAGACCAGAGTCACTGGCATATATTCCCATGGGAGAAGGTCTGAATTACTATGCTGGTGGGTTTAATGGTGGTAAAACAGAAACCTTTATCAAGATGTCAGAGGTAATTGCTGATCGTGTAGATAAAGATCTGAAAAATGGCATTATTGCGGTTTGGCACGATGAGTCGCACATGAACCGTTATATGATCGATAATCCACCATCAACGATCCTAACCCCCTCCTACTGCTTTGCTGAGGAGTTTATAGGGCATCCTAACTACCCCTATGAACCTAAGATCGTTGCTCTCAAGAAAAATCATTCTGCCTTAAGAACATGAGAATTTTAGTTACAGGACATCGTGGGTTTGTTGGGAAGTATTTTCTGAGAAAATATGCAGATCATGAGATAGTTGGTATTGATATTAAAGAAGGGAATGATTGTAGAGATTTCTTTAAGGTTTCTGATGATAAGTTTGATCTAGTCATTCACCTTGCTGCTATTGTGGGTGGTAGACAAACGATTGATAACAATCCTCTTTCCGTTGCCACAGATCTTTCTATCGACTCTGAGATGTGTCAGTGGGCTCTTCGCACTAAACCATCCAGGATCATTTACTTCTCATCCTCTGCCGCATATCCTACTAAACTTCAGAAAAACAAATATCAATTGAAAGAAGATGATATTGATCTTTCTGATGTAAGTAATCCAGACATGACTTATGGGTGGGCGAAGTTGACTGGTGAGTATCTGCTTCAATTCTTAAATGCTGAAGGAATTAAAACAAATGTTTTTCGCCCGTTCTCGGGATATGGTACAGATCAAGATCTAGATTATCCATTCCCTTCCTATATCAAGAGGGCAAATGAACTGGCAAATCCTTTTGATATTTGGGGAGACGGAAATCAGGTTAGAGATTTTATTCACATGCATGATATAATTGATGCTGTGGATATTGCCATAAATGAAGATATTCAAGGACCAGTAAATCTTGGATCTGGAGTTGCAACATCTTTTAATGAGTTGTTTTCTCTCGTTACGGAACTGAAAGGATATGAGGCAGAACCTAATCATATTATTGGTGCTCCTGTTGGAGTTCAATATCGGGTTTGTGATCCATCCAAGATGCTGAGTTTTTATACACCAAAAATTTCTCTAGAAGAAGGTATTTTGCGAGCACTTAGAGGTGAAGTATGAAGTTGAAACTTACTGATATTCCTGTTGTTTATATTAATCTTGACGAACAAACTGATAGGAAAGAAAAATTAGAAAGTTCTTTAGAAGAACTTGGATTTAAAACTGTAATACGAGTATCTGGGTTTAAGGACTCTATTGGTAAGCGTGGATGTGCCTATTCACATGCGATTGCTTTGGAGGAATTGGACCCTCCTTTTATTCTTTTGGAGGATGATTGCGTTCCTCTTAATTTTGTTGATGAAGTTGAAATACCTGATGATGCCGATGCTGTTTATCTCGGTATTTCATCCTGGGGTAGAATGAACGGTCATTCTGGTCCTTGCGTTCAGTGGGAGGAAGTTGAGGATCATGATGGATTGCTTAGAGTTTATAATATGGTAGGCGCTCATGCCATACTTTATCTTAACCCCGATTACGTTGACTTATGTAAGAGAATAGCGTATCATGGATACTTAATAGCAGATCATCATGATATTGGATTTGCTGATATCCAAAAGTATTATGATGTATATACTTTTGATGAACCTATGTTCCATCAGACAAGTTCAAATGGAACTAATCAAAAACTGAGTTCTTATCCAACAACTGAGTTTATGAGTTATGATAGTCGTTTTTGGAAACCTCTGGAGATTAATTAATGAAGAAAGTAGTTATATGGGGGCATAAAATTGGAACTCATACACATTCATACGTCCATTATGGATATTGGCGTGCCGCTGACTGTATGGGATATGAGGTTGAATGGTTTGATGATGACGATGATGTAAGTAATGTAGATTTTTCAAATTCTATTTTCATTACCGAGCATAATGTTTGTAAGAACATGCCAGTTCGGGATGATTGTGTTTATTTTAATCATAATGCTGATCTACCATTTCATAAGAGTGTAAGAGATAGTCAGTATCGTTTAACTCATCCCAAATACTTTAATTTTGTTTATTTTTCTGATCGTTGGGATCCATCAAGTAATATTGTTTGGCCTGATAAAAAGGATCTTCAATATGTGAGTCAGCATCATTACTTTCATCCAGAGACCAATACTGTCACGACCATGTGGGCAACTGATCTTCTCCCTGATGAGATTGATGAGGTAGATCCTGAACTATTTGATGAGAGTAGAGATAGTATTTACTTTGTTGGAACTATTCAGGGTAATAATATTTTAGAGTTTAAAAATATTTGCGAAAGACATGGAAAGCAATTTAGAAATGTTGGTGGTTGGACTGGTGAGTCTAATTTATACACTAAGGCATCTCCAGATATTAACCAGAACATTCAAATGGTAAGAGACTCTTACATCTCTGTTGATATTCGTGATGCTCCGCATTTAGTTCAGGGTAGGTATTACCCCTGTAGAATGTTTAAGAACATTAGCTATGGTAGATGGACTGGATCAAATCATCCAGAAATTGCTGATGTTTTTGGCGATCACTTCACTACAGACTCTAATCTAGAAAGTTTGTATGATAAATTGGTCGAAGACTCTAGAAATTGCACCGAACAAAAGATGCGTGATGCCATGAACTTTATTCGGGATAAGCATACATACGTTAGTCGTCTCACTGATATGTTTTCTATTATATGAAAAAAGCACTTGTAACTGGTGGAGCTGGATTTATTGGTTCCAATCTTGTGGATGAATTACTTAAACAAGAATATGAAGTTATCGTAATTGATAATGAGTCTTCAAAGAGTAGAACAGAATATTACTGGAATAAAGAGACTAAGAACTATAATTTTGATTTGAGTTCTGTTGATAATCTCTATAAACTCACGGAGATTTGTAGGGAAGTTGATTATGTATTCCATATGGCAGCAGACGTATCTATTCCATATTGTGTAGAGCATCCAGATAAGTCTTATACAAATAATGTCAATGGACTTCTCTATGTTTTGGAAGCATCTAGAAAGGCAAATGTTAGTAGATTAGTATTTTCTTCAACTTCTGCAATTTATGGATTGACTGAGAAGGTTTGCATTGAAACTGATAAACCTGATCCACTAAATCCATATTCACACTCCAAGTATGCTGGAGAGCAGTTAGTTAAGATGTATTGTGATCTTTACGGTTTTCGTGGAGTTTGTTTGCGATACTTTAATGTTTATGGTAATAGGCAACCAACCACGGGACAGTATGCTCCTGTAATTGGGATATTCCAAACGCAAAAGAATAATAATCAAGCATTAACGATTGTTGGTGACGGTCATCAGACCAGAGATTTTGTTCATGTTTCTGATGTAGTTTCTGCAAATATTGCTGTTGCCACAAAAGATGTTGATGTTTATGGTGAGGTTTATAACGTAGGATCTGCAAAAAATTACTCAATTAGAAAAATTGCAAATATGATTTCTGATAAGCAGGTTCATATTCCTCCACGTCCAGCAGAAGCGAGAATGAGTCTTGCAAACATCAATAAGATTAAACATGTGTATGGATGGAGTCCTAAAGTTCAACTTGAGGAGTGGATGAAAACATTATGAAGGTTTTACATTTATCCCATCATTATGGATGTTTAAAAGATCATCAGTATGTTTGTGAAGAGTTGGGGATCGATCTCACAACTCAATTATCCATTTGGAACCAAATAATTCCCAGAGATACTTACCGAATTACTAAGGATTATGCTAATCAAGTATGGAACGATTATTCTGACTATTTTAATTCTTTTGATTATATTATAACTTCTGATACTGCACCACTTTCCAGAATTTTTTTGCAAAACATTGAAAAGTTAAAACCAAATTTAATTGTTTGGGTTTGCAATCGTTTTGATTATAATATGGAAGGTGATACTGAGTATTATAATTTGTTTAGGGAAGCAACTAAATGGGATAGAGTTAAAATTATTCCCTATACTGAATTTGAAAGAATTTGGGCTACTCAGTATGATATTAGAATGACTGAGGAAGTAATCAGACCAATAGGAATAACTTCTAAAACTCCTTTAACTGGTGAAACTCCAGATGATATGGTTGGGTTCGGTGGAGATTATGAGAGTATTATAGATGGTGGAGATGTTCTAATTTCTCGTTATCATAATGATAATATCTTTCAAAACTCTAAGGAGATGTTTGAGAGTTATAATTTGAAAGCAAGTATCTGTAAGTATCGTGGAAGAGAAGAACTTGAAAGTCTTAGTAAGATGTATAATGCATTCTTTATTCTTCCAGAGCAGTATTCTAAACTGGTTGCATTTGAATTGATGCATTTACAAATTCCAGTTATTCTTCCATCTGATAATTTTATTTTGCGATTATGTCGCAGACCTAATTATTGGTTTGGATCTGGACTTGTAAAAGAAACGGTTGATGTTTGTGAATGGTATAATGAATACTTTGATAAATTTGCTGTTTATATTGATGATTTTTCTGAAATACCAGAAGCATACAAGACTGTTGTTGATTACAAGAAGCAAATCTGTGATATAATGTCTGAATGTTCTTCAATTCATAAGAAAAAAGTTTTAAATCAGTGGAGGAAAATTTATAATGTCTGATGCTATTGAAAAGTATAGAAAATATATGGATGAAGCACATCGTCCATATTGCACGGACGAACAGTTTATTGAATATTTTGGTAGAGTTCCAAAGTTTCGTTATGATACTATGCGGTATTGTTGGGATTATTTTCTTGAAAAGAATTTCAAGACTGTAGTTGAGCTTGGAACTTCTAGAAGTTTTGTTGATGGTATGCATGAAGGATGCAATAGTGATAATGTTAAATTCTGGCAACCAGATAATCCTGATGTTTGGGATTGGAGTGCGGGATGTTTTACTCGCATTACTTGTGAATTAATTCAGGGAACAGATATTGATTTTATTACCGTAGATTTAGAACCTCGTCATATTAAGCGTAGTAAGGTTATGACGAAAGGTTTTGATAATATTGAGTATTTTGTTATGTCATCAGAAGAGTTTCTTGAAGGTGGAGAAGGGCAGATTGATTTTCTCTATATGGATACTGGTGATATGACCCCGATTGAATATACTTCACAACTTCATCTACGCGAGGCGCAGATTATTGTTGAGAAGAATATTATTAGTGATGGTGGTCTTATTCTCATTGATGATGTTCGTAATGCAACTCCAAAACAGATTTCAAATGAAGAGTCTGATTATGGTAAGGCAAAGTACTCAATTCCTTTTCTTGAAGAGAATGGATTTGAGATTGTGATGGACGAGTATCAAGTTGTGATGAAAAAAGTATGAAACTTCAAGTATTTACAACTGTAACTAATCAACCTTCTTTTGCTGAACTTCAGGCAAAAACCTTTAGGGAGTTCTTAGACTGTGATTATGAGTTTCACATTGTAGATGACTCTATTGGTTATGAGCAAGAATATCAGCAAATTTGTAAGGATTATGGTGCAACTTATCATTTGAAAGAGGAAAAGATTGTTCCTCATGATCCTATGAGATCATGCGCTCAGGCAGTTCAGTGGACTTATGATAATTTAATTGAAAAGTGTTCTGAAGATATTGTATTATTTTTAGACTCTGATATGTTTCTCTTTCAGAAATTTAATCCAGTTGATTATATGAAAGATAAGATTATCACTGGTTGTTTACAAACTAGAGGATCTGTTGATTACCTTTGGAATGGTATTTTAATCTTCAATATGCCAAAAATTTTAAAACAAACTGGTAGATTAGATTTTGGATGTGGAATGGTTGAAAATGATTTCTGTGATGTTGGGGGTAAAACTTATTTCTTCCTGAAAGAAAATGATATAAAAGTTGATGATCTTCGTCCAAAGTTTGAAGGTGAGTATAATGGTATTCAACTAGAGAATATGGAAACTTTTATGGATGGAAAATTTTTTCATTTTAGGGGAGGTGCCTTATGGGATGGTAAAGTTGACGTTTTCCACCGTAAGATAAATATCTTGAACCAAATTTTAGAAACTTTATAAATTTAATTATGCAATATACTACAATACATGAAGGACACTTGGGTGGATATTATGCTGAGGGAGATCCTCACTCTTTCTGTCCCGAAATGTGGAAATACCTGATTGAAGAGTTTGACATTAAATCTGTAATTGATGTTGGATGTGGAATGGGATATTCCGTTCAAGAATTTCTTAAATACTGTGATGATGTCGTTGGCATTGAAGGTTCTCCTTATGCCATAGAAAATTCACCAGTTAAAGATCATATCTTCGCTCATGATTATACTGTTGGTGAGTTAGAGACCGAAGATACTTATGATCTTTGCTGGTGTTGTGAATTTGTAGAGCATGTTGAAGAAGATTACAGGGACAATTTTCTTTCAACATTTGCTTTTGCAAAATATGTTGCAATGACTCACGCAGTTCCAGGACAAGGTGGTTATCATCATGTTAATTGTCAACCAAAAGAATACTGGATCGAGCATATGTCTAGATATGGTTTTGAGTATGATGATGAAGTTACTCAAAAATTAATCGAGATCTGTAAAGAAGAGTCTGCAAAAGACGGATCTTATAAGCACTTTATTAGTAGTGGTCTTTTCTTCAAAAAAGTGAACTGATGGATAAAAACAAATCTGCATATAAACTCAAGGGTCTTCCTCCCATTTATTACTTAAATCTGGACGAACAACCAGATAGAAAGCAATATATGGAAGATCAGTTTAAATACTGGGAAATTGAAAACTATACTCGTATCTCTGCATATGATGGTAGAGAGGGTAGAGATCTAGGTGATATTCTTAAGGGTAGATATCCTGATGGAATGTCATCAGGTGAGGTTGGATGCACTACTTCTCACCTCAAGGCAATGAAGTATTGGTTGGAGAATTCTGACTCTCCCTGTGCCATCTTCATGGAAGATGATTGTGATCTAAGCACAGTAACGCACTGGCCGTTTAGTTGGAAGGATTTTTATGGAAAAGTTCCTTACGATTATGACGTAATTCAACTTGCCATCATTAATCCAGCGCAAGTTCATTTACAATTACATCGTCGTTTTGTAAATGATTTTTCGACTGCTTGCTATATGATTACTCGCCATCATGCAACTAAGTTAATGAACTTGCATGTTCGTGGAGATAAGTATAAACTTGATAATGGTGTTAAACCCAGAGCAGTTGCTGATGACTTGATTTATAATTCTGGAAATACTTTTGCTATTCCTCTCTTCCTTTATAAGATTGAATTGGGTTCTTCAATTCATGACGTTCATATTGATGTCTTCCATAGAAGTAGTCATGAAGGTCTCTGGCAATTCTGGAAGAATGAAGCAACCGAGATAGGTGATTGGAATGCAGTTTTTGATTATAATCCCTATTTTGGCACTCTTCCTCCAGGGTTTGAGGGAAAATAGTAAGCATTTATACTTAATGTGTGAGAAAATCATAACAAAAAGGGGCTTGACGCCCCTTTCTTTTTGCTATATACTTGTGTAACAGTTCTTTACAAAACTTATATGACTGTAACAACTAACGAACACGGGCAGCAAAATATGTGGGCAAAGGAACCCACTATGTACTATCAAAATTATGGTATGTTAACGCCCAATCAAGTCAAGGAGAGGACTAATGGGCGCTGGGCAATGGTCGGTTTTGTTGCTGGTGTTATTTCTTATTCTATCACTGGCAACTTCTTCTTCGGAATCTTCTGATGACTGAAGTAATCTTCACCATCACAGGTGTTGCGTTCTTAGTGCTCCTGTGCTATTCTATTGAGAAAGTTTGCGAAACTTACTGATGACTACTTACAACATTACTCTTCAATCTCCTGACGGCACTGAAAATACTTTTCAGTGTACTGACGATCAATACATTCTTGAAGCTGCTGAAGAAGCAGATATTGACCTTCCTTATTCCTGTCGTGCTGGTGCTTGTTCTACCTGTGCTGGTAAACTTATCAGTGGTCAGGTAGATAATAGTGACCAATCATTCCTTGATGATGAACAAATG